TAGCTTTAGTTACTGCGTCTTGGACCCATTCACGATCCATCATTTTGTTGGCAATCGCTTTATCGTCTAGCGATTTAAATCCTGGCGCAACATCCGCTAAATCAACTTTGGTGCGGCTCCAAGCAACTTTTTCCGCAGCGGTCATGTCAAACGTGCGGCCAGACGCTACTTTTTGCGCGGCAGACTCTAAGCTAGCACCAAAGTTTTGAAACGTCTCAGGCGTTGCACCTTTAATACCTTCGCTAGTTGTGCGTAAACGTCCCGTTGTCGGGTCAAGTTCTAGCACTACCTCACCACGCGTAGGTTGACGTTTAGCCGCAGCTTCTGCCGCTTGTATTGCTTCTGCTTGAGCACCAAGTTCACGCGACACTTGGGCGCGTCTAGCATCTTCAGTGCGAAGTGCATTGATCGTACTCGCAGCGCTTGGGGACGGTAGTAAACGATTTTGAGGTTGGGGTACGCCCGTCACAATCGGCTGCGGCGGTACACCAGGCTGTGATGGTACGAACACAAAATTAGGTTGGTATGGTCCTTCGCCGCGCATCAACACGCGCATCTCTGGCTCATACGGCACCAGCGATCTTTCGCGTGGGATAGGAGGCGCTAATGATGGTTGGGGTTCAGCTACCGGAATACGTCGATCACGTATCGTTAGCCCTGCTTGATACTCAGGCGACGCAAGACGATTAGCAGCTATGCGTTGCGCTATCTCACCAGCGCCCGCGCCTAACACCGACCCTAACGCAGCACCAGGATACCCGCCAAGTGTGTACCCACCTAAACCACCTAACGTGCCTGCAAAACCTGTACGTCCTATGGACGCCATAGCGCCTAACGGCGTGCTTACCTTGGGACTAAACACATCAGGAAAGTTACCGGCAATTCGACCCAACGATTTAACATCGCCAGTAAGTACGTTGTCTTTAGCAGTGATACGCGACAGTTTCTTAGGGTCTACTAAACCTGTATTGAAGTCCGTTGCGTTTTCATACACATAAGTACGCGCCATCTTTTGCCGCGCATCTCTAAACTGACTGAGCAACTTAGGGTTAGAAATGTTGGACTCAATCATTGACTCCAACGCGTTAGCGACCGCTAAGTTAGTGTCCGCTACATCTAGCGCTGCCAAGTCAGCGTTTTTGTTGTCGTACGTTTTACGTGCGCGTTGACGCAGTGTTCTTACGTTTTCAAGCAGTTGATTGCCCGTTAAACCCGCATCGACTTTTACTAAAGCATCATCAATAATGCCGTTAATTGACGCTGCATAACGGTCAGACCCAATCAACGATGGATCAGGACGCAAGCTATCAAGTTGTGTTTTTACTGCTTGGTCTGCCGTTAACGTAGGTAATTTTCTAACCTCGTTGTACGGCCCTGCTAACTGTTCTCGTGCCTTAGCAAATGCGTCTCTGTTTGTAAGTTGCGTTGTTTCAGGAAGGTTAAGGTCTTTTAACGCGACTTTACGTACTTGCTGTTGGTTAGTTGATGCAATGGTTTGTTTACCGCGCTCACCCGCCATGCCAGCAAGTGTTCTAGTTGCAACGCCAGGTTGAATATCGACAGGATTGATGACGATCCCTAAACGCTGTGCTTCTTTAGCGGCGTCGATCTGAGGTCCGCGAGCATAATCTTCTAATGATTGGCGCTGGCGCCGTGGCTCAAGAATACTTTTTTCTAAGGGTAATTTAGCGCCTGCAACCACGTCAGCAGCCAACTCCGTACCTACCCTCGCAGCGGCTTGTGCCGTAGGTTTGGCTTTCTTAGCGGCTACGGGGACTAGCGTTCCCATCATGTTTTCTACGTCAAGCGTCGGTATGCCTGTCTTCTCAGAAATCCATTTAGCGCCTTTCTGAAAATTCTGCCCTATGAAATCCACAAGCTGGCGACCAACTTCTTGCTCATACTCTGGCGTACCTACGACACCAAAAGCGCGGCCAAAAGGTTTTTCAATCTTACCGGCGATGCCTTGCGCAGTTGCTTGCGCTTGTTCAGGCGTCGAGCCAATCCTTGCAAAAGGGTAAATAACTTGTTGCGCCACCGCAGGCAGTACCCCACCAACCGTAACGTCTGCTAACGATGCAAAGCCCCTACCTAAGCCGGTCGTAAAGTCACCTCGCCGTGGGCCTGGTATTTCTGATGGCGTCGGTTCGACAGCGGGCGCTTGATATAGTTCAACAGGCGCTGGAGGAGGCGCAGCGAACTCAGCGAAAGGATTTTTTGCTGGTGTTGGAGCGTACTGACTAAAAGGATTTGCGGCCATTTATTTACCTCCCAACACGCGTTTTGCGGCCCCCGCACCAAAAATCTCATCAAACTGTTCAGGGGTGCCTTTTTTAGCTTTTAATGCGTCAATCGCTGCTTGCGGTATGGGCGTTGCTGCTGGTTTAGCCGCAGGCGCTGTAGATGGTCGAACCGCAGGTTGAGTAGGCGCTCGTCCTGTTGGGATTTGATTGACTAATGATGGTGCAGCTCGTACGTTTTTTAGTTCTGGTCGCTCAAATAGTGATTTACCACCTTCGCCAGCAAACCACGCATCTTCTGCGCCATCGTACGTCTTATTAGCTTTCCACCACTTATCGTAAAAATTACGCTGTTCAATATCTCGGTTAATCTGCGCTTTGGCAACGTTGATAAGGAATTTGTTGGCGTCTTTTGTATTACCTAGTTGAGCGCCGGTCTGCGTGATTCGCTGCGCGTCAGCTTCGGTCTGTGGTCCTTTTTGTTCTAGTTGGCGCTGCAACACCGCCGCAGACGCGTTACCTAAGAATGTTTGAGCGTCGGTTGCGTATTTTTCTGCGTCTTTAACACCTAGCGCCGCTAATACTTTAGCGCCTGCTGCTTTGGTTTCTGTACCAAAGCCTGTGTCAAAACCTTTATCAAGAATAGCAATATTTGACTGAAGCGCCGGTAATGAACGTGCGCCGATACGCGCAGCTTCCGATATAGCTTCGTACTGCTTAACCAACAATTTGCCTCGGTCGCTTTGTTCAGCTTTTTCTTGCGGAGGTAAATTGATATTTTGCACAGGACGCGTCATGGCGGCTATACGTACCTTTTGCGCTTCTTCTTCCGGTGTTAGTAGTCGATCTGGTCTACTAGCCGTTGCCACACGTATTTTTTGCGCCTCTTCTTCTGGCGTTAACAGTCGATCAGGTCTACTTGCTTGAGCAATACGTATTTTTTGCTCTTCTTGTCCTGGAGTTAACATTCTTTCTGCTGATTCTATGCGTAAAGCGTTTTCAATTTGCGTTTTTATTAGTTGTGCTTCCGCTCTAGCTGCTGGTGAGTCAATATTGACTACTTGTCGAAAACGGTTTTGTAATTCTCTAACTGTTGGGCTTACTGTTAAGGTAGCGGCAGGGGCAGGCGCAGAGGTTGCAACAGGTGCAGCTAAGGCGTTTACAGGTGCTGGCATAGGAGCAGCAGCGGCTGAAGGCGCTAGCGCGTTTACAGGTGCAGCGGTTGGAGTTGGTGCGGGCGCAGGGCTAGGCGCACCTTCTGTTTGACGTAAGTAGTCTTCGTATCTTTTTTGGTTATCTAACTTTTCAAATATAGAAATCGCTGTCTTTACAAACTCAGGTCTGCCCGTCTTAAACATTGCTTCAGCAGCAACTCTTAAATCAGGTGGCCCACCTTTAGCTGTAATTGACGATTGAATCTGCGACAACGCGTCGCGCTCTCGCATAATCTCATCCATCTTAAGCGCGTTAAACTGCGCCGCAGACGCTTTGCTGTATTGGTCCAACGGGTCTTGCAGTTGGATACCTCTATAAGACAGCGCAATGTTTGGATCAACAAGGGCCATGATCTACCCCCCTGGAGGTACAAAAAGTTCGTCGTAACTACTAGGCGTATAAGAATAACTATAGTCAGTAATTGGCGCTGCTTGTTGCGGGAAACGAGCGTTTAAGTAGTTCTGACCCTGCTGATAATTCAAATACGTACCAAGACCTTGAGCCAGTGCGTTCGCGCCGCCCACGTACCCTGACGCTCTTGCCTGAGCGGCTGCGCCCATCGCCTGACCGACGTTGCTTGCCATCGCTTGACCTGCTTGGCCTAGTTGATTCGTCGCTGTCTGGCCGACACCGGCCAACGATTGCAGTGGGTTAAGACGGGCGTTACGCTCTGCCTGATAACGGTTAAACGCGTTCATGTACTCTTGCGACGCTAGGTCTTGACCGTATCGTTGGGCACCTCTTAACATGCCACCTGACAACAAGCCACCTCGTGCTGCGGCTGACCGCTCTAGCGCCTTCATACCTTCTTGCATACGAAACGCGTAACCTGGGTCTTGCTGAAACTGCTCCATCCCAAACGGCGTATATTCAGTCGCAAGCGGCGTTAGTTTGTTGAGCGCGGTAATGCCCGCCTGACGCCAAGGCTCTTGCAGTTCAACCTGACGCTCAAACTGCTTCATCTGCAAGTCAGCAGCGCGATTAGCCGCGTCAGCTTGTATTTGAGCGGCTTTCTTAGCCGAGTTAGAACCAAAGAGTGAGCTACCTATAATTGCTGCGGGTAACATCCATGCAGCCATAATTCTCTCCTTTATACGCCTGCGCTGAAGTGATGGTGGATCATTAGGTTACTTCTCGCCCACTGACGCGCATATTGATGGCGCTACCTGTGCCAGCGATGGTGCTAATGAAATCACCTGCGCCAAGCACCTGACCGACCAACTCAGGGAACGTATAGACTTCCGACGCCTGAAGCGTCTTGGTCTTCGTGATCAAGTTCGTGTTACCCGCCGAGCCTGCGGCTGTGACAAGGTTGACGCTGATCGTTGCAGCGCTGGCGCTGTAGTTAGTGGCCGTAAACTTATCAATAATCGCCGTCACACCTGTTGCGGTATATTGCGTGGTTTGTGACGATTCGACCGTCTTGGCCGGAACGAGCACTTTAACAGTGACTGCCATTATTGGACCCCTTCAATGTTATTGCTAACAGTAAGAATAATGCTCGGCACAGCCGGATAGAACGCAGACGACGCAAAGGCTTGCGCTACTACCGTCACATCATCTACCGCGTACATAATCTCAACGTAATCGCCCGCGTTAAGCGGGAAAAAGTACCCAATAGTAGCAAGTTGTTCGGCGTTATTGCCTTGCAAACGTAGTTGGCTGTTGCTGTTAGGCACGTCAACGCCGTTGATTCGCGGCCATACCCAAAAGATACCCGTACCACCCGTTGTTTTGTCAAGCTGAATACTGAACAAAAAATTATAGATGCCGCGCTCATCGACGTAAACTCTTGATGTGGGCGACCCTATATAAACGCCGTTGCTAACGTCCGTGGTATCAAAAGTGATCGCGTAAGGTGTATTGATAGCGGCAGGCGTTTGAGTCGTACTGTCAGAGAACTGACCGTATCTTGACCGCTTAAACTCTCTTGGCGGCGGCGTTACTTGTAGGGCTTGAATCTGACTTTGTAGTTGCGCGATCTCGTTGACCAAGTGCTCAGGCTGCGTTTCTAACTTCTGACGCAACTCATCAATTTGTTGCTGTAACGAGCCAAGCTCACTAGGCGGCTGCGTATGCACGTCTTGGTCAAGCGCTTGGAGCGCAGCGTCATAGGACGCTATAAGGGACTCTAGCCCTAAGTTAGCAATCCCGTCATTAACTGCCGTATCGGATATGCGGTACAACGATAGAAAGAACTGATACCAGGCGCGGTCGATCAACCCTGTGCGTGCGTCAAAGAACGGCACACGCGGTGGCGTGATCGGTGTCGGCGTGGCGCTAGGGTTAGGCATTGGTGGGGCTGATCAAGAGTTCTGCGCCCATAAGCGCTGTCTTCACAGGATCAGTCATGGATAGTTCGTATACGCGGTCGCGCAACTGGAGCGTCATGCCGAGCCTACGGAACCATACGCGACGGTAGTATTCACCGATCTTGCCAATTGACGCGGTGCGGTAATTCGACCACGTATGTCCACCGTCATCCGACCAGCGCAGCATGACCTCTGGGTCAGCACCTTGTACGCCGTCCATCTCTTCATCAATAAAGTAAGCGCCGTCTTCAGAGATTAAGAAGTAATTGTTAGGCTCAATGATGTCGGTAGTGATGTAGATGGACTCCACAGACGTGTCTTCGTCGATGATGGAGTCGCCGCCTTCAGACAGCAGAAAATAGTTGTTAGCCTCCAAGACATCCGTGGTCAAGTACATGTCTTGCAAAGGGACACCGTTTAGGCCGACACCCGACTCGATGTCGATCTGCATGGAGTGCTGCGCGGTGCGCTTGAGATTGTTTTGGCCTGTTGGCAGCGCTCGCCACGACCTCAACCACTTCTGCGTCTGACCGTTATCGGCGTAGGTATCTAAGTCAAACGCGTAGATATTGCCGTTTTCATAGTCGCCAACGACAATCTTAGTATTAAACGCCATCTGACAGTTGCTGCGATGACGCGTGAACGATCCATTGTTCCAGCCAGCCCGTTCATGCCATGCGCCTGTTGCGACATCGTAGACCCATGTTGCGTTGGCGCTGGGGAAGGTTAAGACGTAAAAACTATGGCCGTCTTGCTGATAGGTGTACGCGATGGCATCCGTTAAGTTGCCGTACTGCTGGATTTGCCACTCGACAGCGTGCGTGCTGATGCGTTGGCCGGTGTAGCCATTAGCGCGGTAGACGATACCTTGCCCGCGAGCATCTGCGCCCAACCAAAACAAACCGTTGTCCATCTTGGCGATGGTGTAGGCAGATATACAACCGATCTCGTTAAACGCGCCTTGGATGCGCTGAAGCGGAAAGTCTGATGATCCTGTGTCGTACCAAACTTCAACCGTACCTGTACCGTAGACCCACACTTCTCGATGGTCAACAATAAGCCCCACTACACCATCAGGCGATCCTTCGGCGCTGGCAAAATCAAGCGGATCGATCGACGTACCATCAAGTAGTTGCGTGACCCAAATGCGTTGGCTGTTAGGCTCGTTAAAAACAAAGTAGCCGTCAAGATAACCAACCGTCACTGCACCAGGAAAATCCACATCTAAAATCTGCGCGAATGTGTTGGTAAGGTTGTTGTAGATGTAACTTGGGCCATTGGCAGCGATAAAGACTTGTGTGCCGTTATCCGCGATGCTAACAGGGCCAGTGCCTGTAATAGTGCCTAATAGCGTAGCGGTGTAGCTCGTGTTGATCTTGTACAGGCTGTTACCTGAAACAACAAACGCGATGCTGCTGTTAGATGAAAAAGTCCATAACCCACGAATAGGACCGTTGCCGATTGTTGCTAGTTTCAGCAGACCAGGGCAGCGCTGAAGAAACGCGGGTTCTTTGCCGCCCTCCGGCACAACTTCGGGAAACAAATTGACCATCCTCGCATCGGCTGCGTTGACGGACCGTGCAACGTAAGACGAGCCTAGAATCGGCGTTTTCATCAGAAATTGTTAGCGTAGATATTATAGCGTTGACGCGTTGCAACAATCGGGTATGGGATCGCCATAAGATCGCCAGGAAAGTTGATACGCTTAAGATTGCGTTTGCTTGTCATGGCGATACGCTGCACTTGAGGCGAAGGCTCAATACCAAACTCAGGCGCCAACTCACAGGCTAGGTTGTACCGAAACGCACGTAAATAGCCAGGTGGGAAGTACATATCTGTGGCAACGCTTGACACTTCATTGAGCGTTTCCACTGAAACAATATGCCACTCCAGCGCTTTGATAGGCACTGGATAGATGGTCATTTCAATGTTAGGGAACGTATTGTTAACCCATAGAACCTGCGGGTACGTTGATGTCACCGTCTTAAACGCGATACCGTCGTACTGCTGCTGGTTGATCAACTTAACACCAAACGATAGCCCTGACGATGGGTCTTTGAAGTACGTTGCATCGTCCACTTCAATAGGACGGTTGCCTACAAAATCGCCTGTTGGTCCTAACGTGCGTGAGATGACGTTGGCGGGCCAAGTAAATACTTGATCCTGCGTACTGAATACTGACAGTCGCTCGGTATCC